ACCGCTGATCTATACCCAGACAACTTTGGTCCTGCAGCTTTGTCAGAGGCTTTTATGGTTGTAAATGATTCACTTTACATGACTGCTGGAAATAACGGCAGTGCAATTGGTACAGGTGATTTGTACGTAACGATCAGAGTTAGATGCAGAGTTGTTAAACTAGGCACTAAAGACTGGATGGCAATTGCAATACAATCGACCGCAAGCGACAACTGAGGTTGATACCTTGGTTAAGATTGAGGGAACTCTAAATGAACTTAGAGCATTACTTGGCCGTGCTGAGCGTGCTACTACTGACGTTGTTGAAACCGTTGTTGAAGTTAAAGAAACGGCTAAAAAGACTAGACGTAAACTATCGCAATGGCAACGTTACATTAAGAACAGAACTAACCACATCAAGTTCAAAAGAGGACCAAAAAAAGGAAGACTAGATTTAGCCGCTATGTCTAAAGCATTCAAGAGGTCGAAAAAATGAACGCACTACAAATTTTACAACAAAAATTCTTTCCTAAACCAAAAGCATCTGGTAAAAAGAAAAAGGGGGGTAAGAAATGACTGATAGAACTTTAGTTACTGAATTTGCACCCCTTGCCATGGTTGCCAATGGGTTTACTGGTAATTGGGAACTATCTAACGTAACAGATTATCGTGCTATTGAAACCGTCACTTATCCTAAACTAAATTATTGGGCAAGTGAACATAAATTAGATTTAAGCGGATATACTCAAAATGATTTAACAGTTGGTTTTCGTAGAAGTTTCGAACAAGAAGGCGGTTCAAAGAATCTTGCTTGGAATGCAAACAGTGGAAACCCACTACAACCCTATGATACTGCTGTCTCTGAACAAGTCATTATCTCAAGTGTTCCTTTAACTGATGAACAATTGGTTTTGACTTTATTGACTGCTCCTGGTTTCATACCTTATAATTTAGGATCAACTGTAGATACTGGCAATTTTAATCGAACTCATATTATCCATGGTCATTTATCATTTTATGATGTACAATTAGACCAAATAGTAGATCCTACAACTGACGGTGCAAGTTGGTTAAGTCTGGAACAAGAGTATTACTATTCTAGTTTAGAACCTACAGCTGCAGATTGTCTATATTGCTATAGAGTCTTTGGACTACCTACGGGGGCTGCAATCGATGGATACGGTGCAGATAGTGTAATTTTTGGTCCTAAGCGTGTTATTTTAGATGCTTTCGTAGTAGAAGAACCTACACTTGAATATATGATGAGACTAAAGAGATCGTACGAACTTGCTAATCAGGTTTGATATGAATGGTCGCTCCTATACTTCAACCAGTAATTAGTGAATTAACTAGACGTTATGAAGAGGCTGGCAGAGATGCCAGGGCTAAAAGACGGGCTAAAAGAGAAGAACAGGGTGACAAATGGCGTAAGGCTTGGCGAGACGCCTATGAGTGGCTAGCCTATGAGTCTATACCAGAAGTAACTGGACCTTTAGCAATAGCATTTAGAATGGCACCCAAAGCAGTTGCACCAATTTATATTGGTGGAAGATTAGGTTATAGTATGGGAGAAATGGGTGCTTCTGGTGTTTTTGGATCTGGGCCAGTTGCGGGACTTGAAAGAACCCCAGAGATTGCTGAGTATGAAAGATCTGCCTTACGTACTTCAAGAGTTATTTAGATCTACGTAACAAATATCACATATCCATAGTTGAGGATAACGTCTATCTTCACTTCTCCACAGATGATAGTCAAAGACTTCACCAATGAAACCACATATCGCGCATTGACACATCATTCTTGAACCCACTTTCCTTCCATTTGTAAGTTACACGTTGTGCAATAAGGATTGAATCTAGGGACTGTATCATAAGTTCTAAGATATTCTGGATGATCTGGACACCACATTTGATACTTAGCTACAAATGAATTTCTTGCATCTGTCTGAAGAAGACTTGCACGGACCCATTTACTAAAGTTAGGCATCTTTGAAGCGATCTCAAACGTTGTTGGACATAGATTGACCATCTTATGACGCTTCATTCTTCTTCATCCCACCCTGCATCAGCACCAGAAGGGCCATTCCTTAGCGTTGTACGTAATGAAATACCATCTTCTTTATGATGTGCCCATACATGAATGCATATTTTTTGGTAATTTTTTTCACTGTAAAGATCCGATAAATCTAATTTTAAATCTATTCCACAGAATTGGCAAGGGGTTGGTACTCGTTTCATATTACCACCGAAGAGGAATTCGTATATATATATGCCGTAAAAATTGGACTTACATAGTAAAATAGTATGGCTAGTTAGAAACGGGTGGAGGAGGGGAAGTGGTGGTAAATAAGTACGTCCCGCGTTCTGTCACCGATTAGAAGATAGAAGTGATGTTTATAGGCGCTCGTCAGCCACAAGTAAGTATGGCAACAGCAAAGACAGGAAGTTTTTACCTAACCGAAACAGTAACTATACCGGCAAATAGCGCGGCGAATACCAGAGTAAGTAGTGCAATTGATCTAGGAGCATACGTAAACGTAGCAACTGGTCAAGCAATTGCAGTCGAATCAGTAGATGTAGTCTATCAATCCGGCGGAGATTATATTCAATTTTTATCTAATTTCTTAGCAGGTGATGGCTCTATCTCTTATCAACTAGCAGATTTAAACCCCGGTGGTGTATTCTTCAGAGGCGATAACCAAAGTTTGGTTGCTTCTGGTTCATTAAACATTGATGACTCAGCCAACTTGGGAACTATGACCGCTGATCTATACCCAGACAACTTTGGTCCTGCAGCTTTGTCAGAGGCTTTTATGGTTGTAAATGATTCACTTTACATGACTGCTGGAAATAACGGCAGTGCAATTGGTACAGGTGATTTG